GGGTGCCGCCGCTGCGGGCGTCGAGGGCAGCGTTGCGCTGCACAATGCCGCTCTGGATCCACTTCGATTGCTCGAAGATGCCTTCAGCGGTGTACTGAAGAAATTCAGGACGGGTAACAAGGTTCGAGAGAAAAGTTCCCCCGAAGTTGCTGTTAGAAGCAGACATGGGTTAGCTCCAGTGGAGTCAGGGTTGGGGAGGTGCCCCACAGGGGCTTATTGGCCGGCTTCTGTTTTCAACAACCTGGCTTTGTCGGGGTCGCTGGCGAGCATCATCATTTGCTGAGTGACGTTCCAGGCGTCCTTGGACCAGGGGTTGGATTGGCCGGGGAGGGCGGTGGCGCGGGCACTACCCGTGACACCCATACCGGCGCGGTTCGTAGCCGCAAAGTGGTGCTCGTAACCGCTGCCGGGGTTTTTTAAGTTGGCGATATACTCGCCAATCGGAACTTCCACGCCGCCGACATAAGCCACAGGCTGTCCTTCTTTGGCGCGTAAGTTCTCCTGCACCAAACGATACAGCTGATCGGGTGCAAGCGCACCAGCAGAAGAGAGTTGGGCGATGGCGCCAGCGCGGAGTTGCTCTTTTGAGTAACCCTGGCGGATTTGCTCGACTTCCGCTTCTTTTGCCGCCATTTGTTGCTTGAGGTCAGCAACAGTTTGTTGGGCCTCTTCCCAGAGGGTTTTGAATTCGCCGGATTCGGCCAATTTGGCGGTTTTGGCGGATTCTTGCGCTTGGCGCAATTCTTCCAGCTGGGATTGGAGGGTTTCGCGGTTTTCGCGGTCCTTGCGGCGTTCGGCGATCAACTCTTGGTTTTTCGCACGAAGGGCTTCGAGTTGGGCGGCCAGATCGGAGCTTTCAGCCACAGGCTGAGGGGCAACAGGCTCCACGGGAGTAACTGCTGCTTGCTGTTCTTCGGGCACGGTTGTGTATTACTTGGACGGTTCTAGATTAGCAGTTAAGAATTGAGTTCCTCTTCGCGCTCTTCCATGTCCTCGTCGCCGGTGTTCTCGGCGGCTTCGGGCAGGGCGAGGGCGTTCTCGGTGGAGACTTCCAGCTCGTCCTCAATGTTGATGTTGTCGGGCAGGACTTCGCCGCGGCGCAGGACTTCCAGCAGCATGGCGTCGCTGATCTTGCCTGCTTGGTTGAGTTGGGTCAGGACGGCGACGTCTTGGCCGATTAGGCGGTAGTAGTCGAAGTCGCGGTCGATGGTGATTTCGGGCGGTTCCAAGCCGACGTATTGGGCGGCAAAGGCGAAGGCTTGGTTGAGGGCGCTTTCCAGCTCTTGACTGATGATCGAGAGGACGCTGTTGGATTGGGCTTGGTCGATGCGCTTGGCCTCGGCAGACTCGGCCACAAACTTTTGGCCGAAGAGCTTGGTCACGCCCAGCGTGGACATTTGAGATGCCAACGACTCCAGCTCGGCCATTTGGGCGTCGAAGCTGGTGGCGTCGGCCTGCACGTAGTACGCCTTGTTGCCCGGTTGCATGGCGATGGCGTAGTTGACGCCCATCGTTGCGGAGCCAGTCGTGTCGTCCCAGCCCTCTAGGACGAGGGTGGGCATTGCGGCGATGTGGAGGGCGTGGATGAGGTCGGCTTGGCGTTGGTAGTGGGTGATGTTGAGGTTGGCGATGTCCAGCAGTGGGGGCTGGGAGATCAGCAGGCCGCGGCGGTTGCTGTAGATCGGGACCAGGGGGATTTCGTCGAGGCTGTAGCCGCCGGTGGAAGTGAACTCCACGATCTCTTGGCCCAGCGTGTAGAGGTCGTAGCGGCCGGGGTAGATGACGCGCATTTCCTCGACCTGTTCTTCGCCGAACTCGTTGAGGGGGCGGACGTCGTAGTCGTGGATGCGGACCTGCAGCAGGCGGTTGGTGCCGGGTTCTTTGCGCCAGCCCCAGATCTGGGGGGCATCGACGTGGACGAAGTAGGGGCGGCGGCCCATCGCACGCTCTTCCGCCAGATTCATCGCTCCAGCGGCGGCCGGGTAGTCAACGAGGATGGCGCTGTGGCCGTAGGTCAGGCTGCTGACTAGGGCGCGGCGGGCGTATTCGTTGATGTTGGAGCCCAGGCCGTCGATGTTTTGGATCAGGTCCAGCCAGTAGGGGTCGCCTTCGACGTGGATGGGTTTGCGGAGGATGGCGCCAGCGGCGGTTTCGATGAGGCGGCTGGTGTAGGGGCTCAGGACGCTGCGGTCAACGCGGGTTTGGTAGGCGTCGTCGTCTTCGCGGGGTTCTTGCGGGAGATAAGTTTCACTCATGTCCCGCAGGTAGTTGGTACCGTTGGTGACGGCGGCCATCACGCTCCAGTCCGGCATCATGGCGATGACGTCCAGGCTGCGGACAAACGGGGATTCGCTGACTACAGCACCAGTTGGTGGGATATTGGCGCTGTAGACCACGGCTTGACTCCTACTTTGTACCTATTTTGGCACTAGAGATCTAGGTGTGTCTCGTGCGTGAGTGGAACACGCCCGTGCGGGAGCCGTGGAACGCGCTCATTCACCAGTGTTTGAGGGGCGTTGATAATCACATGCACCAGTACATGGAAACTGGGAATGTTTGGCATTTAGAGAAGGCAGATACGTTGAGAAAATATGTGTTGGAGTTGAAAATGTGGATTCATAAAGTTGAGGGAAGATAGTCACCATTTCACCTTATTTGCCCAGTAGGCGGCACTCATTTTGCCCTTGGAGATATTTTGGGCGTGACGCGCTTTGAACGATGCCCTTCTGGCCTTGTCTGCTGCTGACTCTCCTTTTTGTGCTGGTGAGCCAGATACGCCCTGTTGGCCGAAACGGATGAGTTTTACCGTGTCGCCTTCCTTGGCGAGGACGACGTGGGATTTTTTGGGGTGGTTGGGGGTGCGCTTGGGCTTGTTGTAGCCCTCGAATCTTTCGCCGCGATACTCAATCATCGTCTTCCTCCTCGTCTTCGGGGTTTTCGATGGGCACCAGCACTTCGATGCCGAGGGCGAGCATCTTGATGAAGTTGCCCAAGGTGTCGGGGATTGAGGGGGTTTTGAATACAAACGTGGCGTGCGTGGTGCCTTCCTCGCCGTCAATTTCGATGTGGAGGCAGCTGCCGGTGATTGTCTGGATGGTCATCAGCGGCTGATTTCCTCCCAGTCCATGGATGCGTGCACATTAGACGTCGCCGCGCTGGCTGTAACAACAAGGCTTAGTTCGTAAGGGGTGGAGGTGAGGCCATTGCGTTCCAGCTGGAATTTGAATAGGGCTTCTTTGAGGATGTCTACGGATGCTGTGCTTTGGTTGGTGGAGCTGAAGTAGCCCTGGGCCAGGATACGGCCGCCGGTTGTGGCGGTGCCGGTGAGGTTGTATTCGACGCTGGATTCGCTACCGGCGCTTGTCCAAGTGCCGCCGGTAGTGGTGGCGTTAGCCATTACGCGCCAGTTGTAGTTGGCGTTGGCGGTGGCGCCCAGGATGGATAGAGCGGTGAGGATGACGATTGCGTCTAGTGCAGCTGCTTTAAGACGTAAAGAAATAATCGGGTAGTAAGTGCCGGCGACGGTAAGGGCGTAAGGAGCGGTGATGGTGGTGCCGATGGCTTGTTGGAGGCCGCGGAGTTCGTATCCGCCTTCGGAAAGTACAGTTGAGCAGACCTGTTTGAGGGTGCTGGCGCTTGCTGTGGCGGCGGTGTTTGTGATTTCGTAGCGGAGGGGAAGTGAAGCAGTGGTGATATAAGTTGAAGTAATGATGTTGGCGTGGTGGAAGGAGTGGCAGTGAATAAATTTGCCGTTAATAACGAAACCCATGCGGACGGTGCCGAGGCCCAGCCATTCGATGTCCATCCAAAGGATCTGGGACTTTGTGATGTCCAGTTCGAGGTTGGAGGGGCCGTCGCCGTTTAGGGGGTCGGTGTTCCAGTTGGATTGGGAGACGCGGGTTTCGACGAGGGAGCCGGTGGAGGAACTGCGTTCGACGAAGGAGAGGGTGCTGTCGGCAAGTTCCAGGTACATGCCGTTGGCGGCGCCGTAGTAGCCGACGCGCTGGCGGAGGCCGGTTTTGGCGGGGTTCAGCGTAAAAGTGGACATCACCAGCAGGGATTTGCCCGGCTGGTATGAGCAGCATTTGGTGGTTTCGCGGATGACCTCGGAGCCGGAGCTGGTGGTTACGGCGAGATTGACTAGGCCGGCGTTAACGTCGAACGTGGACGTTCCACCGGTGGCGGTGGAGGTGGCCCAGAGGCCGTTGTCGTGGTATCGGTGGCTGGAATCGAAAAGAGTAAGTGGGTTAGATGTGCGTAGACGTCCAAAAGCATCTCCGACACCAACGGGGAGGGCGGTGGTTACAAAGGGGTTGGTGTAGGAGGAAGTCTGGACGAATAAGGACATGGCCTATTTCTTGCCTTTTTTGGCGGTTTTGGCGGATGCTTTGAAGGCGGCGGCGGTTGGGGCGCCCTTGGTGCCAGGCTTACGCATTTTTTCACCGCTGCCGGCGGCGATGCGCTTGCGTTTGGCCTGGATATTGCTGTAGAGACCGCGTTTGGCCATCACTTCTTACCTTTTTTGGTGGATTTTTTGGGTTTTGCCATGCCGGCTTCGCTCATGGCGATGGCGATTGCCTGTTTGCGGGACTTCACCACGGGGCCTTTCTTGCTGCCCGAGTGCAGTTCGCCTTTGCCGTACTCGCGCATGACCTTGGCGACCTTTTTCTGGGCCTTAGTTGGCTTTTTGGCCATGGTTTTTACGCTGTTACCACACACGATAGGAGGTCTTTCCGAGGTTCTCTGGCTTGGCGAGGTTGAAAGTTTGCAGGCAGAGGTAGCCCAGGGCGTCGAATGCGTGGTCTACGCCGAGATTTTTGTTGGGGAGGCCGGTTCCAGGGGCATAAGTCAACGTGCGGAGGGACTTGATTAGCTCTTTGCACTTGGGGTGGATGAAGAGGCGGCGCGTTCCAGAGGCATCGAGGAGGGCGGTGTTGACGCAGGTGATTTTGTCGCGGATTTTCCAGGGATTTCGGGGGCTGGAGACCGTGAAGCCGGATTTGCGGAGGATGTTGTGGTCGGTGGCGCCAACGCCGCTGGTTTTGCGGGCGCCGCCGGTAGGGTCCGGGCAGGCGATGATTCGGCGCTCCACGCCGTAGCGCGTCTGGATTTCTTCGCAAAGGTCCCAGGTGGTAGCGCCACCGGTCATGATGATTTCGTCGAAAACCCAGAGCACGTCGCCTTTTTTGACCGCACATACGGCGGACATGGGGTCCACGTTGAAGTCGACGCCCAGCAGTAGCGGTAGGACCGGTAGGTCTTGCACCACGCTGTCGATGTTTTCGTCGCTAAATGAGACGGCGACGAGACCGCTGAGATTCTCGAAGCTGGCCTCAAATTCTTGGCGGAAGGTGCGGGCATCGAGTTGGGCGCGGGCGGCTTCGATTTCTTCCGGTGGGACGTTATCGCCATCGATCGTGGTGAACTGCCACCGGTGCCAGTCCGGGTCGTCTTGGTCGCAGTAGCACCAGAGGTCGTAAAACCAGCTCGCGGTGCCGTCGGGGGTGGAGATGAACAATGCCCAGCCCTGTTTGTCGGCGAGAGCGGGGCGGATCACCTCGAACCAGACGTCGCTGGACATGAACGCGGCTTCGTCGAGTACCACGCCAGCCAGACTGCGGCCTCGCAGGGCCATGGCGTTTTCAGTGCCCTTCAGTTCGATTGTCGAGCCGTTGACGAGTTCGATTTTGAGGTCGGTCTCGTTTTTGGATTTGATCCAGGCTTTTGGGACTAGCTTTTTTAGTACCTTCCAGGCGATGTCCTTCGCCATGCGGTAGGTGGGGGCGGCGTAGAAAAAGGTTTCGCCGGGGCGTTCGATTGCCCCACGCAAGAGTTCGATGCAGGAGAGGTAGCTCTTGCCGAAGCGGCGGCCGGCGACCAAGACACGGAAGCGTTTGCGGCTGGAGAACACTTGCCCCTGGGCGTAGCGGAGCGAGAGGGTTCCAGCCGTGTCGGTCACTTTTTCGGGTACGGGTACCTTCTAGGGTATTACAGGAATTGAACCCCTGCCCCCTAAGGGTTGCGGTAGCCGGTGCAATAGCCGTTGTTGCGGTACGTTCCAACCGGGCAGGTGTTGCCGGAGGAGTTGATGGACTGGTTGTACGAGTTGATGGATTTAGTGGGGATGCAGTAGCCGGTCTGGCCGTAGTAGCCGACGGGGCACATCGAGTTGACTTGCGTCAGGGGGATGACTTGGGCGAGTACCAGGGGCAGGAAAAACATGGGGGATGTAGTACAGAAGAGGTTAGTTTAGCACAGTAGAAGGAAATTCGAATGTATCAGTAGGTTCCCTGGGACCCGCTCCCACGCCGCCAGAATCCGAACCCTGCCCCCCGTCAAGGGGGAGGGCCGGTACTGTAACGGATCGTAACGTGGCCTAGGCCCAGCGGTGGACGGTGAGCGTGCCAGCTGCTGCCGCGATCAGGCCAACGGTGAGCAGGGGGGCGGTGCTGCAGGTGGCGAGCACCAGGAGGCCGGCGGCCAGGGCGGCACGGGTGTTAGTCATGGGGTGGTGTCCCTTGGTTGACTTACACAGTAGAACACAGCCAGCAGCCGGCCTGGTGTTCAGCGTGTTACAAAGTAACAAAGCTTCATGATCGCTTGTCGTCGATCTCCACGCGCAGCACCGGGGCCGCGGCGGCCTGCTGTTCTGGTGCAGCTTCGCCGATGACGGCGCCCATGTCTTTCAGCAGCATCGCCACAGTCTGCAGCTGGCCTTTGGCCATCGCTTTACGACAGGCCGAGAGCCTAAGCGCCTGGATTTGGTTCAGGAGTTCGGATCTGGTGGCGATTTGCTCGGTCTTTAGCAGTTCGGTAGCACGGCTGTAGTCTTCATCCGCCGTTCTTTGAGACACATTGAAGCGATCTGCCAGCTTCTGGGTGATCTGCCGTCGCGTACCACCGTTCAGAATCTCCGCGTAGCACCAGTTGGCCCGCTCCTCTACGCGGACGCTTGAGCCCTTGCCACCACGCCACCGTTTGCTCTCGTCATTGGCGACGGTACGCGGCACGTTTACTTCTTGGCCGTCACAATCCGCCACGGTTAGAGTCACAAACTATCTGCGCCAATGATAAGCGGCCCTGCTATCACGTTTCGCAAGCGAGCGAAGCGAGCGCCGCGAAAAAGCCCGGCACAGTGGCCGGGCCGTTGATCGGTAGGCGTTGGCCTAGTCGGCTTCCAGCTCGTCGGCCAGCAGTTCGGCCACATGCTCCAGCACATCGGAGGGGCGGTGAGCGTAGGCCAGCAGTGCCCACCCGAGCAGGTGGTGCTCTTTGTAGCCGAGGGTGGGGGTGGCATCCTGACAGAGCGGCTCGCCGAACTCGTCGTGGCTGTAGCCGATGAGATCCAAGAACAGCGAGGCTGGGGTGGGAAACTGGAAGTTCTGGCTCCAGCTGAACAGATCGGCGACAAGCTCGCGGGCCTGGTCGTGGCTGAGGCTTAGGTCGGTGGTCATGGTGGGAGCCTTAGGGTAGGGCTGTCGTTGTAAACAGTAGAACCGGAAGCGGCCCGGTGTCAAGTGCGGTAAGGTGCCAGCCCCAGCCAGCAGCGGACTGCATCGATCCGGCGGTAAGTCTTGCCGGCTCCGTAGCGGTTCCAGTGGGCAGCCTGCGCGGTGCCGTGGCTGCTGAACCGGGGGGCTGCCCATTGCCACACCGCCAGGGCTTGCTGGCGTTCCAGTCCTTGAAGCTGCGTGGTGATCTGGTCCCAGCTGAGACCTAGGAACCGTTCGGGCCGTAGGCGTGGGGTTTGGTATGCCATGGCAGGGTGTGCCGAAGTGCTCCCATACTGTATGCCATAGGTGGCGATTTCGCAAGCTTGCGCCCGGTGCTACTGTTTAACGGCACACCCCAACCCAGGGACCCATGCCACCCAACTACGGCAACCGCCCGCTAGGCCCACTGCAGCGGAACTGGCTCAACTTCCTCCGCCGCAATCCCGGCCCGCATTATGTGGCGATGCCCCAGCGAGACCGGCGGATCGCCGATTCCCTGCAGGCCCGCGGGCTGATCACAATGGCCCCAGCGCCAGTCACCGACCCCAAGGGGCTCCCGGTGTTTGTCGTTGAAGCCCAGGAGGTCCAGCCGTGAGCGGGGGAGACTGGAACACTGCGCGCGAGCGTAAGCAGCTCGCAACGGATGCCAGGGAAGAAAAGCGGCGGATTGAGCGCGAGCGCAAGCGCACCCTTAGGGATCTGCGCTACGTGGCCGAGAACTCAACCGTCCCAGCTGCCCAGGCTGATGAGTTCTGGCTCAACCTTTGCACGCTCCATCACGAATACGGCAAGGAGGGCCTAACTGAGTTCTGGGATCGCTTAGTCCCAGCCTGGGAGAAGCTGCAACGGCGACGGGGCGGCGCAACCTGCCCGGAGCATCTGCGGCCAATCTGGGCGCCACGTCCCAGTCAAACCGAGCTCAACATTGAGCAGGCTATCCAACGGGCCCGCACTCATCGCCTAACGCTTCAGGCTGAGGCCGTGCTTCAAGCTGTAATGCTCGAAGAATCGGGGGATTGAGTTTTCCCCAATTTCCACAGACCCGGAAAATTTCGCGCACGTCCCAGCCCTCACCCTCAGCGGTGGGGGCTTCTTACTTTGAGACTCACTTGCGACGCTTGCCGATGCTCTCCAGCCGCTGCCCATCGGGCTCCGCATCCCCCGCCAGCTCATACAGGGCCGCGATCCCCAGGAACGCACCAGTCAACAACAATGCCGTAGCGATGAGACTCATGAGACTCACCTTGAATGGCGATTAGTACCAGCATGAATGGGTTTCCGTCATGCTGCATGAATGGAATCTCAGGCCGAGACATGAATGGGATTCTGGAGAGCTGCGAAATACTGTTCCACCCGAGCCATGAATGACTTTTCTGCTTGCTCCAGCTCGGCCTGGGTCATGTAGTGAATGTTTGGATTGCCGCAGCGGCGTGCTAGCACGATAGCGGCGCCAGTGGGTTGGAGGCCGGTGAGATGCTTGAGTCCCAGGCTGTAGGCGCCACACTGGTCGATGTATGAATGGCCGGGTGGTAGGCGCTCCAGGCCGTCGTCGTCCTTTTTGGTCTTGCGGCCCACGCTGGTTTTCCAGTCGGCTAGTACCAGCTCGTTATTCTTCATGCCGATTAGGGCGTCGCAGGTTCCAGCGAAGCCGGCGGGGTGGTGGATGGAAAATTCGCTGGCGAAAATCTCGGTGACGTTTTCGGCGATCCAGTCAGACAAGCTGCGGGCGTAGCCGGAGGCGCTCCAGCCCACGCGGGGAACGTTGGGTCTCACCCGCTTGAGTGCCCATTGCGTGATGGGGGTCGGGATGCGTGCCAGTCCTTGGTCGTCCCAGCGGATGGCGTTGCGCTTGTTTGCAGTGGAACGTGCCAGCTGCATTGCGGTTTTGAGGAGGTATTCGGCCTGTGAATGGGCCATGTTGCCTCGTGTTGCGGCAACATTGCGCTGGCAAGTTGCCTCCACTGGTCCCAGGCGGGCTTCCCAACGCTCCAGCCCGGTTTTGTCGCTCGTCTCCTTCAGGATGTGTGTAACACTATGGTATACATTACCTTTGATGTCCCGGTAGACCCGGAAAGGGCCACTGTTGTCTTGCTCCAACCGCCACTTACGCAGTCCTGCCAGCGTGTCTTGGGTGTTGGAGGCCATGAAGTTATTCTTTCCCAATCTGATAATACCAGTAAAAAGCCCCCTGGGTTAGAGGGGGCGGTGCTACTTAATCGTTTTTAAGTTGTGGATCAGGCTGCCTTAAAAGGATTGCCACCACTGAGAAGGCGGCTGATGTCGAAACCTTCGGACTTGGCTTCGAGCCAGGCGGCATCGACGTGCTCTTGGCTGCCCTTCTTGCGGGGGACCGGGCGGACGGTGTACTCGGTGAGCAGGCCGCTGCCCTTCTTGCTGATGGTGAAGTCCCACTCCAGCAGGTTCTCGTAGTCCTCCATCTGGGAGATCTGGTCGATTTCCTTGAGGATGGACTTCTGGGTGATCTGCAGGACTTGGACTTTGCCGGACTCGTAGTTGTAGACCGGGCAGGCAATGGCAAACTTCACGTCGGCGGTGCCAGGGCCGCCGCGGCCTTCGCGGGGCTCGAACTCACCCATCTCAGTCGTCACGTCCTCGTGGGTGGGCTCGTAGTCAAAGCGGAAGGGCTTGGATGCGCCGTTGGCTTGGCCCCAGCACTCGTAGAATTCCAGGGGTTCGTCGGTAAGCAGCGCGAAGCGGACGGAGCCGCCGTCCGGGAGCTTGCTGAGGCTGAGGTAGCCGCCGCCGGTGCTGTTGGACGTAACAGCAGCAGAGGCTTGCTTGGAAAGGAAAGGCATTGTGGTTTCCGGTGTTTTGGTGGTCGCCAGAGGGCAACGTCTATGACAGTAACACGGGATTGACGGGACGGCTAGCCTAGTAAAACGCCCCAGCCGCGGAAGGCGGCCAGGGCGCGTGTAACACAACACTGTAGGAGTCTAACACTGTGTCTCATGCGACGCAAGAGCTGTTGAATTTTGTGCGCCAGTTGCCGGAGGGCATGGCGTACGCACCGATTTACTGCGCTGGCAGCAAGCTCCAGTCCGGCAAGGAGTCAAAGGGCAAGGCGCCGCTGGAGCGCAGCCACCATCAGGTGTTGAATCCGGCTGACGTTGCTCTGCAGATTGAGCGGCGGCCTGATGTGTTCCAAGCGGTGGGGGTTTTTACGGGGGCTCGCAGCGCGGGACTCGTGATTCTCGACGTGGATCGCAACCTTTCCCGGCTGCTGAAGAAGTGGGGCGAGACGCTGGAGGGGGCGCCGAAGGTCACCAGCACCAAGGCCAACGCGGCGAAGTACCTGTTTCGCGTCCCAGAGGCTCTGTGGGGCGATGTGAAGGGCTTTGGGCTGTCGGATACCGGCGCGGGGTATGAGGTCCTCTGGGGCCGTCAGGGGCTCCTCTACGGGGCTTATCCGGGCTCCAGTGATGGGAAGGCGCCGGCGGGTGAATACGGCTTTGAGGGCGATCTGGAGGCCATCCCAGAGGCTCCAGGGTGGTTGCTGGCGGAGATGCGCGATCACTCCGGTAAAGAAGTGGCTGATGGTGGCTTCATCAAGAACCGAAAGGCGCTGGATTTCTCGGATCGAGATCCGGCTGAGATTGCTGAGATTGTGCAGTCGGCGCTGAAAGTAATTCCAGGGCAGGGGGCTGGCAGCCGGGACCACTGGGTGAAGGTGGGGATGGCGATCCACAGCGAGTTGCCGACTGACCTAGGGCTGACGCTGTGGTCGGCGTGGTCTGCCGAAGATCCCGAATTTTCACAGGAATGGTCCGACGGCAATCCCTGTGAGGAGGTCTGGAAGAGCTTTCGCAAGGGGCCGGTGAGTCTGGGAACGCTGTTCTGGATGGCGGACCAGCAGATGCCGGGCCGGTTGTGGCTGTCGGAGGATCTGCGGAAGGTGGTGGCCGATGTTGAGGCCGATAACGTCACCCGGATTCGCCAGGTCGTCATCACTTACGCCGAGGTGATTCGGCGGGCGAAGGAGATCCAGCAGATTCAGAACCCGGCTGAGGCCGCCCACGCCATGAACGTGCTGGCGCTGGAGGCTGGCTATCGGGACGCTGGGGCGCTGGAGCGGCTGCTGATTGCCCAGATGCAGTACGAGCAGCAAGATGACGAGATGGCCATGTCGAGCCTGCTGGATAAGGACCTCAACTTTGAGTACCTGATCCCGGATCTGCTGCCATGCCCTGGGACCGTGATGATCCACGGCGCTGGGGGTGATGGCAAATCCATGTCGGCCTGGACCATCGCTAAACACGTTGCACGCGGGATTCCGTTCTCGGTCCGGGGTGATCTTGTGCCGGTGCAGTCGGGTCCGGTGCTGATCCTCAACGGTGACCAGAGCGAGGTGCAGGTTCAGCAGCAGATGCGGGATCTGGAGTTCCAGCGCACTGATCCGGTGACGGTAGTGATGGGGTGGGACCTGAACTGGTACTACCGCTTCGTCAAGTTGATCGAGAAGCATCGGCCCAAGTTGGTCATCATCGACTCGATCACCGGTTGCTCCAGGGGTTCGGCGTTCGACGAGAACAAAAAAGAGTTTGCGAGCCCGATCTACTGGCTGGCCAACAACAATGGGCGGCTTTTCCCGGCCTGCACGATCCTGCTGATTCACCACGCCAACAAAACCGGTGGCTTCCGGGGTTCCACGGCCATCAGGGACGCTGTGGACGAGGTGTGGGGCCTGCGGCGGCCCGATAAAAAGCAGATTGAGCACACCGGTGCCAACAGCCGCCTGATCACCGTGGAGAAGTCCCGGACGGGGCGAGATGGTTCCACGCTGCTGATGAAGCTGGAGAACGACCTGACGTTCTCTTTGGCGGACTTTGTGGAAGGTGAGGGCAACGAGGGGCCGGCCACTGTGGTGGATCGGGTGCTCCAGCGCCTCAGGGCCGTTTACCCGCGCTCTCTGAGCCGTTCTGCGCTGGCTGCGGACCCGCTGTGTGGTGGCAGCGTCACCGCCATTAAGAAGGCGACCCAGCGCCTCGTTTCCCGTGGTCTCGCAAGTGTCTTATATGAGACTCCAGAGAAGACGACGTACCAGGCAGTTACCTCGCGTGAAAAGACCCAAAAAACCTGTCCCCCCCTATCAGAAGCATTGGTATCACTGGAAAGTAAGGGGGGACAGGCTCTGGAGCTGTCCCCCCCTGTCCCCCTAACACCGGAGGAGGGGGGACAGCAGGGGGACAACCGGACCACCTGTCCCCCCTCACTCGCCAGTGATGCCAGTGGATCTGACCAGGCGGGACAGCTTTTGAGGGTATCCCCAAGGGAAGAACGCTCTCAAAACGAGCTGAACCAGCTCATGGCGGAAGCGGCCAAGCTTTGGGACTAAACTTCCGCCACGGCAAAGGAGGGGGTTGCGGCCCCCTCCAATGCGTCGCCGCTCCAGCGGCCGCATAACCCCGTCGATCCTGCGTCCGGAGCCTGCTCCGGGAATCTTATGTCTTCAACACCGATCAAGGCCGGTACTTGGATTTGCGATCACGGTGACATCCGTGTCTCGCCTGATGGCCAGCCAAGCGTTTTCGACATGATCCGCGTGCTGGGCGGGCAAAAATCACCGACAAAGGTCTGGCTGCGCTTAGTCGAATCTCATCCTGAGGTTGCGACAAAATGTCGCTACCTCCAATTCCCCGGTCCGGGCCAGCGCGACACACCAGTTGCCGAAACCAAGGAGGATGCCTACTACATCCTCGGGTTGTTACCTGGAGCAGTCGGCAAACAATATAGAGAAGAAGCGGCTAAGTTATTTGTAACTTTCCTAGATGCGCCAGAAAAAGCTGCTTATTTAGCCGTAGATAGGTTATCCGAAGAAGAACTTAAACGTTTTGAAGCCCGGTTAAACGGTAAACGCACACGTAAATTTTTCACCGATGTGCTTCAGCAGCACGGCGTGCAGCAGCACGGCTTTGGACAATGCACAAACGCTGTCTACATCCCACTTTTTGGGCGTACAGCTGACATGTTAAAAACAGAAATTGCTCAAACTAATAATATCGAGCGCAGAAAAGTAAACCCTAGAGATTACTTTGATATTGAAGACCTTACGTACGTAGAGACTGCCGAGCGCGTAGCCGCCGGACAGTTACGGCGTAAAAATGTTTACGGTAATTACTCAGTGGCTAAAGAAGTTAGAAACTGCACCGAATATACTAAAAAACTATTAGATGGCGAGATTGATATTCCAGACGTACATTGATACAGACGCCGGGGCCGCTAGGAGTGCCTAACTTTTTCTTAGGGCTCATGCGGGCTGCCGCGTGGCTGATCTGGAGGGACACCGTGGCTAAACCTGAACCGCCTCAGCCGAAGCGCCCCAGGAAGCCAACCTTGGGTTACACCGTCGGTGACATCCCCTTCGAGCTGCTGGCCGTCGTGCGCGTTCAGTGGTATCGAAGGGGCCGGGCGTATGAGGTTGAGGAGTACCAGATCGTTGAGTCAGACGATGCCCACGGGCAGTTTCACTACATCGTTGGGACGGCGCTCAAACAGGGCGCTGACGTCTGTGTTCTGACTCAGTACAAGCCGGAAGAC